ACAATGATTTCCTCCTCTTTGGAGTGTATATTTGCAGTAAAGCGCCTTCTTTTCCTGCCTTGGGACATATTCCATAGCATGGGTATTAGTTTATTCACGTCGTCCATATTATTCCCCTAAGCTGCTAGCTCATCATCGCGCCATTCTTCGTAATCAGTGTCACATTTGTGATAGTAATGCTCATCACAATCTTTACACATACCGCATTGATTCAGGCACTCATATTCATCACCATGCCATCCATCCATCATTCCGTAGTAAGCCATATTAACATCCTCCTTGAATTGCACTAATTGCGCTTAAAATCCCTTTGCAATTTGCTTTAAGTTGCTCTATTTCGAATTGGCTGAGGTTGCGACAATATTTGTCGTCCCACCGTTCTATTGAGAAATCATATTCCCAATGGTCGCATTTATCATTCGCTACTTCACAATGGAATGCAAAGTGGTAATCAGTTAAATCGGCAAAATTCATCATCTTCTCCTGTTATATTCTCGTAAAATTATTAACTAACGAAGTAATTATGACTAATCCACTTATATTTGTCAAGTGTTTTAGTCATTAAAGCTTAATTACCTTGTTTCCTTGGTATAAATAGCATGTTATGATGACCTAAACGGGGAGTTTGGGAGTAAACGGGAACAAACGGTCAAACTCCATGGTTAATTTGGTTAAGGATAACTTATGTTTTGCAGTCGATGTGGCGGCACTGGCGAACTTTATGGAAATGGGATGATTAAGGTTGATTGTTCTACCTGCGATGGTTACGGTTCTTACGACGAAAAAGAAGTTGTAAAACCAAAACAACTTGATAAGAAGAGTAAAGCGTACAAAGATGCGATTAAAGAATTAATGGATTCGAGCCCGAAGCTAAAGCGTGAAGAAGCTGTTAAACTATTTGAAGATACTTACAATAAAACTTGAGGTGTATTGTGACCAACCCAGAAAGAGGAAGACCAACGAAATACACTCCTAAACTAGGTGATCTTATTTGTGAAAAAGTAGCATCCAATCCTGTTGGTCTTGATACTATTGTGAAGCTTTACGATGATTTTCCGGCTGCTAAAACAATATATGAATGGCATGCAAAATACCCAGATTTTCGTAAGAAGTATTTAGAAGCGAAGGCTTTGCAAGCAATTATCAAGGTCCAGCAGATTGATGACTTACTAGATTGCCCATTACTTTACATTGAAGATGCTAATGGACAAAAAAGAATTGACCCTCCTTCAGCTAGCATGAGAATTGCACGAGCTAATAATTTAAAATGGGAAGCCGCTCGTTTAGCTCCTCGAATTTATGGGGAAAAAGTTGAAGTTAATGATACTCAATCCTTAGAAAGCCAGAAAGCATTAGAGCATGAAAAGAAATTGGAAGAAGAGTATAAAAAGGATTATTGATGATTGATAATGAAGAAAGGATAAAAGACGAGGTCATTGAATTCTTTAGAACACGAGGCGAAGACGATATTCGATGTGCATTACATTATTGTGGTGCTGCCTACATTTCTTTGATGAAAAATGAAGGGGTTAGTCAGGAAAGCGCTCTCGAGTCATGCAAGCATTTTATACAGATAATTTATAATGTAGAATAAAAGAATACACCCGCCAAGCCTCTGTTTTTATCACACATTTCAACAAGCTCAAATCGGCGGGTATTGATAGGACATCATAATGATTTTGAACGATTGTATTGACGTTAAATTAGCAGAAATAGCCAATAAACTCCCCTCATTAGTACATCAAGATGCCGCAAGTTTTGCTTGTGGGTACAATTCTGGTTATAAAAATGCACTGCTGGACCTGGAGAGGAAACTAGATTCCATACTGGATTGTTCAGATGGTTACCCGCCTTCACTTCCGCAGATTTATCAATCTACTTCAGCGTGTGGAGATATATTTTAATGAAGGGAATGGGTAATGAGAGTTAAACAAGCGAATATCAAAGTTAACGGCACGATGATGAAATCTCACGATAATGCAATTAAGCCAATTACAGCGCGTAATGCCAGAAGATTAGAAAAGAAAAGAAATAAATATTCCCCGTTAGCACAGCGGTAGTGCGGCAAACTGTTAATTTGTTGGTCGGTAGTTCGAATCTATCACGGGGAGCCAATTTGACAATCGCAATACGGACAGTGACGTATAGTAAAGATGAAGCTAAATTTGGGATACATAGTGTGCACGGGGCTCCTTCCATAAAACCTTCATCGCTGAGCAGCCCGGCTCTAGTGGGTGCAACTCCCACCGGTTGTCACCATTAATGAGAAATGTACATGTATGAATTAACAGAAGAACAAAAAACTAAGATCGAAAATTTATCTATGAAAGACATACTTAAAGAAAAAAAGAAGTTGAAGGAATATTTACTTTCTTTAGTAAAGGCACGAGATTTATGTGTAACAGAAAAAAAATCATTAGGCCTTAGTTTTTCTGAGTCTCTTGGGAATAATCCTATATATCTGATACTGACAGATAAATTTCAGGAAATTATAGACGGGGTTAGCGGTCAAATTGCTTCTTTGGAAGAAGCAATTACACGTTTTGATACTGTCATAGAATATAAAAAGAATTCAGCCATTACCTCCAATGATGGCTGATAGGTGCAAGCATTCACCTAAAATGAGCTACTGCTACTCTAAGTAGGTAAATGCTCTATAAGTGCTCTGCAAGGGCTGGCAGTAATAAGGGTCGGGGATGGTGAAAGCCCATCGCTTAATTTATAAAAATGAGTGATAAAAATGTCTTTTAAAATTAAAAAGTTGAAACCAAAAAACTAAGTACATTGGCTGAAAAAGGATAAATGGACGTGGTGGGAAGGTCTTTGTATTATGAGCGGAATAGAACCGCCCGAAGATTTACCTTCTTATTTAGAAATGAAATATTCTTGTACATATTTAAAAAGAAAAGAAGAAGAGGCTCGTCAAAAAGGATTTTTTAATGACTTTAACATCCCAGATTTGCATTAAAAGTAAAATATTAAATGAACTCAGAAAATGAACATTTCCGTCTAAAGGCAAAACTCAAAGGAAGCCTTATTGAGTTTACAAAATACTTTTATCCTTTGCTTACGGGACGTTCATTTATCGTCTCACAACCTGAAGGAAGGCAGTCACATCATCTCATCATTAGTGAAGCACTTACCGAGGCAGCTCGTCTAGAAATACCCAATCACAAACTTCTAATTAACGTAAGCCCCGGTTCAGGGAAATCAACATTGCTAGCCATGTGGGTTGCATGGACGATGGCGAAATATCCTGATGCGCGATTTCTTTATATATCATACTCCAAAGTATTAGCAGCAAAACACACAGAAACAATAAAGCGGATTATGCAATTATCAACTTATAATTTTTTATTTGATGTAAGGATTAGACATGATTCAAAAGCAAGGGAGTATTTCCAAACAACAGCAGGCGGAGCTGTCGCAGCTTTTGGCTCAGGAGGCGCAATTACTGGACAGGACGCAGGGCTGCCTGGGCTTAACCGATTTACAGGTGCAGTCATTATCGATGACGCACATAAACCAGATGAGGTACATTCTGACACAATTCGAACATCTGTTATCGACAATTACAGAGAAACCATCCAGCAGCGTGCCCGCGGAGTCAACGTACCTACGATATTTCTCGGCCAAAGACTCCATGAAGATGACTTAGCAGCTTACTTAATTTCCGGGAAAGATGGGTATGACTGGCATAAAGTTATCCTAAAAAGTTTAGATGAAGCAGGAAATGCTATGTACCCTGAAGTAAATCCCAAAGAGATGCTATTAAAAAAACAAGAGACAGACCCCTATGTCTTTGCCAGTCAGTACCAGCAAGACCCAATCCCATCAGGTGGCGCATTATTCAAACCTGAATGGTTTGTGATGCTGGAAGATGAGCCATATATCCTTTATAGTTTCATAACCGCAGATACTGCAGAAACCGCAAAAAGTTATAATGACGCAACGGTGTTCAGCTTCTGGGGTGTTTATGAAATAGAATCATTTGGCATTAAGACTGGTCAATATGGAGTCCATTGGATAGATACGTTGGAGACGCGTATCGAGCCAAAAGACTTGAAACCTACTTTCCTAGATTTCTGGCAGCAATGCATGCGGTATAAACGACCTCCACAAATGATTGCTATTGAAAAGAAATCCACTGGAGGTACGTTGCTTAGTCTTTTAGATGAAATACGCACAGTGAAGCTTATGGACATTCCTAGGACTAGAGAGCAAGGAAATAAAACAAAAAGGTTCTTGGAAGTACAGCCTTATATAGCAGAAAGGCGTCTTTCCTTTCCTGCATTTGGGCGCCATGTTAAGCTGTGCTTGGAGCATATGAGCAAGATTACCGCAAATGAGACGCATCGTTGGGATGACATTGCAGATACATGCGCGGACGCTATAAGAATTGCATTAATCGATAAACTGCTAATATCAGCTCATATTAATGGCACCGATTACAATGACATAGCTAAAAACTTAACGATGAACACTACGAATTTAAATCGGCTTAGGAAAAATGCTTATACAAAATAGTTAATTAAGTTACAATAAATACTTGAACAAGAGAAAGGATTTCTCTTAAAGGAGCTACAATGGACGTAGCGAAACGCTATCAAGATAATCTTGCGCGCATCAAGAAAAGAGTACGCAATGCGCATGACTATTTTAAGCACAATTACGACCGCTACAATGAGTTCCGGAAGTTTGTGTTTGAGTCATCATTAACAAATGACGAAATCACCCTGTTGATGTCGATGAATCGGCCTCAGCTTGAATTTAACGTCTTGGAAGCCTACATTAGCAGGCTTTTGGGTGAATTCTCAAAACAAGAACCTGATATTCAGGTCAATGCATTTGATGAAGACCAAGCCGACCCAATTACAATTAAAGTAGTAGAACAGCATCTAAAGCATGTATTCATGGATGCTAACAATGAACACACCCGTTACGAAGTCTACAAAGATTTGTTATCGGGTGGGTTTAGCGTTATGAAAGTCTTCACAGACTACGAACATCCTATGTCCATGAATCAATCCATTCGATTCACGCGTTGCGAACCAACACTTTGTGGCTTTGACAAAATTGCGCGTTATTCTCACAAAGGAGATGGCAATTTTTGCTTTGAATTATTCCCTAAAGATTCAGAAGAATTCCAGGATGAATACCCTGATGTTTCTATTAATACTCTGAACTTCAGAAGAGACTTTGCAGGCTTTAATTGGTCTTACTTAAATGACAACAGCAAAATTGTTGTTGTAGGTGATTATTATGAAAAGAAGCGCAAGGATGAAACAATAGTTCAAGTTCGCAACGCCGGCGTTATGACCATGCGTAAATACCGAAAAATGGTCGACGAATGGGATGACATAACCGTTCCGCCTTCGATTATTGGCAAGCCCCGTAAAACGATGATAGACACCATTTGTCGCTATCGCGTCATCGAAAGCCAAGTTATTGAATACGAAGAAACAGATTATAGTCATCTGCCTCTAGTTTTTATCGACGGTCATTCGCTCCTTATTAAAACCCCAATAAACGGTAACATCCGACAGGTAACCAGACCCTATGTTTATCATGCAAAAGGCGCGCAACGCCTTAAAAACTATGCCGGTATTTCTCTCGCAAATGAGATTGAAAATACAGTCCAACATAAGTTTATGGTGGCAAAAGAAGCTTTGCCAAAAGAAGAACAATTTCTTGATGCTTACCGAGATGTACAGAAGGAATCGGTACTTGTTTATAATTCTGTCCATGAGTCTAATCCTGACCTTCCTATTAGTAATCCTATAAGAGAAGTGCAGCGTGTTCCCGCTCCTCCTGAGATTGCGCAAGCATTTACTGGTGCCGATTCGCTTATTCAGAACGTGCTGGGTTCTTACGATGCCAGTCTTGGTATTAACAACAATCAATTGTCTGGAGTTGCCATTGTTGAAGCTGCAAGTCAGTCCAATGCAACGGCAATGCCTTATATTGTTGGTTGTCTGCAAGGATTCCAGCGTGTGGCTCAAATTTACGTTGATTTGATGCCTAAATATTTCACCACACCAAGAACCCTTCCCATATTGGATGAAGAAGGTAAGAGGCATTTTGTTCGAATCAACTCGCCTGATGGCATGCCTATGGATTTCGACACCAATGCACTCAATGTGTCGCTTAAAGCAGGCGCAAGCTTCCAAGTTCAAAAATCAAGAACAATTATGATGGTCAAGGAGATTATGGGTATGTCCCCTCTGGTGGCT